CCTATTGGTGAAAAATAATCTATAGCTGATAAATCTAAAAGAGCTTCATTCTGAGATTGATACGTGTACATCCCGGGGGCTCCGACAACGGAGCCGTCCTGTAGGAATTCTTGAGTACCCCCGGGCTGAATAGTGCCCCAGTTTCGAAAATCGAAAGCCATGGCATTACTCCTTAAGGATTTACAGCTTCATCACAATCAACGCGAATGGTACCGCGGTTATCAATAGTGACAGCGCCTGCATAGAAAAGACCATTAACGAACCATGATGTTTCGCGCGGTAAATAGTTAACTTCAGTTCTGAAGTCTTGACCGACAGCAAATCCAGCTGCCATTTTATGCCAAGCTACACAACGTCTAACTGTTCCAGCTAATGGAATACCACCTTCAGTCATCGTAGGAATAATTCTGCAGTTAACCGACATAACATTGCGATACTGCATAGTTCCAGAAACAACAGCATCATTAGATGTGTAGAATCTGTTAGTGAAGTGGTCATCAGCTAATAAAGCTGAGAGATTGTTACCTGACATCATCATGAAGCGATTTTCATGCGGTACTGCGTTCTGTTCGAATATCGCAACTATTTGTCTGAACTTAGCATAAGTTAAGTTCGTACCGCCAGCGGGGATAACGTTAGCAGCAGCACCAAGCTCTAAAGCATCAATAGCAATCTGGTCAGAACGACGACCAATAGCCATAGCTACGACCATTGCTAATTCTTGCTTAGAATCAAAGTTGACCGTTAGGTCCTGTATTTCGTCTACGGCAGTTCCGGCAGCAAACTTACTTAAGGTAGCTATCTGAGCTGTGAACCCTGGGTCTTGAATAGCGATTGTATTTTGGAAAGCTACAGGATTGGCAACTACTTGACCGACTTTACGGAACTGACATGTATTACCGATAATGTCGGTACGCATACGAATAGTGTCACGTAAAATAAAACCGGCAGAGCGATACTCAATTTTGACCATCGCGTCAAATTCTTGTTGTTGGACATTAGATAAACTTAAAGACATGGCGGATAACCCCCTAAAAATAAACAAAACAGTTACGTTTCGCGTATCTTCGTGATTCAGTTCAGGGGTGCCATTGCGGGCCCTTTACTGTCTCTGGCGGGGTCAAGAATCACAGAGTGCCTTGCGGGTCTGCTATCAAGAGTATCCACTTTCGTAGATTTGCTTCAACAACTACATAATAGCAGTAGTTCAGAAGAAAGCAAATAGATGCTATGATTACTACGCTATCTGATTGCTGTGTTGGAGGAAATTCTAGAAAAGCCCATGATAATGTGGCAATCAGAAGCTTGAATGTTCTACATGGAACTATTATAATGCGCTCGGCTACAAGATTGTTATAGTAAATCAATTCCTGTAACAGTTGTTCTTGTAGTTACTCCTGAACAGAGTCCCCGTTATAACTGATAAACTATAACGGGCTTTTAATCTTCACCCAATGCCTGCTTTCTTCTCTCTGTTAACTGGTCTCTATACGCCTTGTCTGTCTTATATCTCGCATAGTTAGACGCCATTTCAGCATCGATAGATGACACAGATTCAATCTTGATTGGCTCTAAATTCTGTCCAACAGGTATCCTTGATGATAGGCCATGCATCTTTTGACGCACTTCATCCATCAACTCTACAACATCTGCAGTATAAGCAATCTTACCGAGCGTCTCCATAGACTTCTCAGATAGATGATTAGTAGCCCAGGTATTAACTGTATCCAATCTTCTCTGAGGATTATCGCCAAGCTTCTTCATCTCTTCATCAATATTTGGCAGTAATGATTTCTGATAGGACGCAAACTCCCCAACCATATCTCCAAATGCATCTTGAGATAACTTATGCGTCTTAGCCTTAGCTGTGAGATTGGCGATATAAGAGCTTTCAGGGTCGAATACATCTGCTACTGATTCCAATTGATATGATTCTGGGGCGCTGGCATCAGTTCTTGATACTTTCATAAGCTCAGGATATGCCTGAGCTTGAGCTTCCATGGAAGTATACTTAGGAAGAAGCCAGTCAGGACGAGGTCCTTCACCAGGAATTCCTTCCTTTAGAAACCAATCAGAGCTCATAGGTGCATCTTGATGCTCATATTGAACATCGGATGGATTCAATGTTTGTGGAGCCACGGGTTTAATTAAACTCATGCTAACTGTGCTCTATCTGCTTCAATTCTTGCTCTTTGAATAGCTAACGTCAGCTGATGAAATTTAATAGAAGCATCTAGTAGAGAGTTCAATAAATCTGCTGATTCTTTTCCGGTAACGCTATGTAAGCCTAGCAATGCTTCAGATAGCATCTTATCAATTACTTCGAATAAACTTGGTTCTTTCGCTTCAATCTTAACTTCTTCACTCATGGTGCTAATATCCTCTGTTGATGGTCTAACGCTAATTTGTATGCACCTCGCATACAATCCCTAAATCCTTCCCAATATATAGATAACTGTTGAGCTTGCGGGTCTGCTGGGTTAATCATAGACCGATTCAAAAACTTATCTTTCCACATTTCAAAGAAAGCCTTGCCTTCTTTATTAGCTATAAATATCTCATATGCTAATCTATCGAACTCGAATACATTCGGATTCTCTAGATACATCTGCTTTGCATTATCTCGAACCGCTTGAAACGGGTCTTCGATAGTCGTAAACGGATTCGGTTCTCTAGGCGGCTCGTTGAGTAGCACCTTGCGCCTCCATTTGCATCATCATCATTTCTTTCTGTTGAGCCTCTTCTTGCTGCTCTTTAAATAGCTCAGCCATTTCATCTCGACTATTAATCAGAGATTGGTCTACAGACATCTTCTCAGCTACCCACGGACCAATCTGGTCAGGCTTCAAATACATAAGAGCCGATTCTGGACCCATAACACCTTGCATCACTTGCTGATACTTTAAGAATGTATCGACATCTTGCTGCCCTTGAGACTGCGTCAATGGAGATTTATATCGAGCAGTTACTACTTTTCCATCGATGACAAGCTTAGGTAATAATCCCCTAGCTTGCAGTAGATAGATAATTCGATTGATAACTGGCTCCATGAACTCTTGCTGCAATCGAGTAAACATTGGGCCAATCTCTTCAGCGAGATTACGCTGACGTAGAGATAGCTCAAACGCAGTTCTAGGTGTTGCTTCTTGAGGACCTAAAGGGTCAGCAAACATCAACTTATTAATCTGCATCCTAAGGTCAGCTGTTGTTATTTGCATAAATGCTGGATTAGCAACATCTGGCATTGGTGTGATTGGCATCTGTCCGTTTGTAGTTGGACTGATTGGAATCACAGTGTTGGGCATCATAGAAAAGGTGAAAGGGTTAAAAATTCCGTCTGAATACGCCATGTAAGGTTTACATATATTCAAATTTGCAGCTGTCATTTCGAAATAAAATGCGGTTTGTAACGACATAACCGACGGGAGCGCGTCCATACCCACGCCCCTACCGAAAACTTCGTTATTTAACTTCGAAGTTCGGAAGATGATAAGGGGGCTCGTGCCCTCTTTCTCATCTAATAGAATATTGTTTTCCCACCACACACAGTAATTGTATGGCAGAGCATCGGAAGGATTATGAACAACAGCCTCTACTAAGTTCTTAACCGTGACAGTTGGGTCTTGCTCATATTGAGACATAAGCTCGGATGGGATAACTGCATTGGGCCACATTAGCTGAATATCAGATATCTTCACTTCTTGCCATGTGCGATAACAGGACTCTGCTCTATTAGATATAGACTCTTCAATAGCTACCTGAGCTAATGGAATAGAACCAAAGATTAGCGGCTTATCGTCAGTGATTCCAGCATTACAGACAAGCACAGCTGTTCCGGTAATCAAGTCTTGAAAACATTCATTAATAGCTAAATCGAAGTTAGAGCCTCTTATATAGCTAAATAGCCTTTCATTGAACTGTTGTAATTGAAGTTGAAACTCAGCTTTAAACTCATCTGGTATCTCTGTTCCTGGCTCAAGAAGAGCCCAGGTCATCTGCGGGGGACATAATGAATTCTGTAGTTTTGATACAAAATTCCTCCCCGCCGCGACCTGAGTCGTGTCATATACGCGAACATTACGTTGCGCAGATTGAGTTTGATTCGTTTGATAATAGAGATTTCGTTGAGGAGTGAAGTAGTGATAGCACGCTTGAAGAAGCGCCCACCATTGATAAGCGACAGATTGAGCTCTCGTATATCGACGCTTATATGTCTCTAGTTTAGATTGCGCCATCATCCGAGCCTTGCTTGAGTATTCTGATCTACAGAGCTATCTCCAAACAGTCCACCACGTACGCGACGCCTGCTCGCAGCTCGTCTACCCATAGTTACTTTCTGCTCAGCGGTAGATTTCTCCATGCTCATTTTTCTTCTAGCATCATCGGCTTTTCTGCCCTGAGCATCTATAGCTGCTCTTTGAGATGCTGCTTCATTTCTCTGAAACTCAACCTCGCGCTTCATCTCTTTCTTTTGAGGTATGCCCATTAAGTTACGGGCTGCACTGACTCCAGGAGTCTTTTTCAGTAGCTTCTCAGCACTTTTCCATATACTCATAGCAAACTATCCTTATAGTAAACTATATTTATATTTTCATATAAACATATAAAACATCAGTTTTGCTCTCATCGATATCGTCTCGATTGAGCGTAAATATCACTTCTCGCTTACAGTTGATAAGCTTATATTTATCTTTAAGCTTACGAATCGTTTCTAGCATACTCATTTATTCATCATCGCTTTAAGCTCAGCTAGCTCTTTCTTAACTTCAGTATGCTCTTCGACTCTCATGGCGGCTAATATCAGATTCGATATTTGATTGGCTTCTGGCGCAGTTAAATTACCGTCCGCGAGATATGCTATTAAAGCATTTACCTGCTCTTTCAAATTCTTAGTTGTCTTTAGATTTGGAACATGAAGTCTTCTATGCTCTGTATAGTTGAATCTGTTTCTCATGACCATGGACCATAGAGTTTGATTGAATGTTATACCTGGCGCACCTTCAAGATTGAGTAACGCCTTCTGTTCCCACCACATCTCGGCCAATCTTTTGGCGACTTCATAGGATATGCGGAAAGGCGGATACTTCTCTATCCAATTAAAGAATGTTTTATCACATACTTCAGCTGAATAACAGAAAGCAGATATACTGCGTCCTTCGATGAAGTGCTCTAATAATATAGGAATGTGATAGTCTGGGTCATATTTAGCTACAAAGCCTCCTATGATATTTCGCGCCATTCTATGCGCTTTTTCTTTCGTGCTCTCAGTATCGACAGGCATTTCCATTCAGTTATATCCATTTAACTATCTTTGTGAAATGTAATGGCATCTATTATTCTATGATATACGCCAATATTGTCAAGATAGCAAACTCATGACGTCTATAGTTCAGTTTATTTTAAACGTGAGTCTCCTGGTAGCCAGTTATTTCCCCTCCGGGGCTACTCCGCGGTATATCTTTCGATATTTCGTCTTACGACTCATCAGCCGCAAAAAATGAGGGGCCAGATGTCATCTGCACAGAGACTCGGTGATGACCCACGGTCAAAATAAACTATTACAAGTATAGCATTATACAGATATAGTTATTGACAAATGTACATTTGTATCTTAATATAAATGTACATAGATACATTTCTACTTAGGAGTTAATCATGACATCTGTTCAGAGATATTTGAAAATAGTTCACGACAGGTCTACGCCTGTGTGGGTTTTAAACCTTGTTGGCACAGTTGCTAATCTTGATATCTGCGATGCGTTATCAGGCATCGAAGCAGTTAAAGAGATGCTGGATGCTAAGTTTGATGAGAAAAAACACGTTGATGAAAGGATTCAATACGAGCAAGACAACGATTGCGAGGCTCTATGCCAAGGTTGGGGCCAGGTCTATTACGGGGAGGATGAATAATGGATAAGTTTCTCAAATGTTTATTTATCATCAGCTTCACAGTAATCTACAGCTCCTGCATAGCTCTAGTATTGGAGTTTCCAAGGCAGGATAACGTTAATACAACTATAGTTATGATAGGAGATATATCATGAAACTTAAAGATATAGATTTAAGTGAAATGGCTAAATTGATTCAAGATGCTGTTGAGAAGTACAAAAAAGAGGGTAATCATCACCCCCATGTTGAGCCAGATTGTTTTGGAATAGACTTTGTTCGAGATTCTAAAACGGACGCAATAGAAGCTAAGGTTTGTTTTTATTACAATCCTACATTCTGGATGTTTTATGATGGGGAGAATGATTATCCGGAAGTTGGGGAGATTTATAATGAAGCATACGATTTTGAAAAGTTAGCTTTTCAAATACTAAATGCAGCTGAAATCATGCAACTTCGAGATTTCGGATATGGAGGAGATATGTAATGAGCATACACACAAGGATGATAAGAAATGAATCCATTTCTATATTACATATGCATAGTTGAGATAGGTTTGGTGTATGGCTTATTCTTAATTGTCATAGTTCAATCAGTAGATATCATCTGCGATAAGTTTCTGTGACGAGTAACTGATACCCGCGGTTAAGTTGTACGCGGGTTCAATCTTCAATTAACCCCCAATATCTAAATTTAGATGCATCAAATGGTTGTATAGGAGGATTTAGCTTTTCATCATCATCTATAAAATCTATAGCCTCAATCAGCCATCGATATATTCTTCTCTTTTGTTTGTTGCTTGAATTAGATTCATCTATAGCTTTTGACAGCTTATCAAAAACATATTTTACTCTCTTAGGCTTAATAGATGCTTTTCTTTCGGCTATTGTCATTCTAAGATATAGAGATTCCACCTTTATACTCACTTCTGATATTAGACAAATTATCTCTCTTCTCTTCGACATACTTCTTCATATGAGCCGTTAAGACTGAGGTCATATCCACCCCATATAGGTCGCACGCTGCGTTAAATTCGTTTCTCAAGTCATATGCTACGCGGAATGTAATGCTGGGGCGCTTAGCTTTAATCTCTTTAGTAGATGACATATAGTTAATCTCTCGTTACTGATATGTATATATTGCTATCTGTACGCACATATGTCAACTATAATTATTATCTCGGTCGAGCTGCTCCATGTCGCCAGCTCGTGTAGCTTCATGGAGCAATAGGTATCAGTTTGGCAGAGGAAGATTTCCGCGTATGCAGATGAATGACAGCGGGTGACGTAAGATAATCGCTATGGCTTCTTTAAACCTAAGACATCGTCAGCTTCGTATCCGCTTTGTTTAATCAAGCTGAGGAAATAGTCTATAGAGCATTCTCCGACCCCAACCATCTCATCGTTACCTTCATTCAAGCGTACTGTTCTAAATATACAGTTCCAATTTTTACCATCCTTACCTTCCCAGCTGAACTCAATCATCCTATTAGACAAATCTTCAATTACCGCTAAATCATTTCTTATATATGTAATTAACTTCATATCTTCTTCGCCTCATACTTCTTCGCCTCATACTTCTTTGCAGCATCTATCGCCCCCAGCTCTTTAAGCTTCTCTATCTGAGATGAATACATAGTGACGCGCTTAAGTCTTCTGGGAGAGGATGGCTTGATGAATGACATAGTTATCTCTATTTCGCTCTCATCGATAACTAATCCTTCTGTCAGCTGCTCCTGCAACTGCTTCAACTGTTCTGTGATGTCATATGCTTTTGTGCTCATTGATTAACTCCTAAGCTTTTATCTATCCAATGATAGGTGTTAGATATATGATTATCTTTTAATCCAGCTGCTGCTATATCAATCATGTCATCAGGTGTTAACTGATTTCCGCCAGCGAACTTACGTCCATTGACATACCATAATACATTAAAGAAGTGTATATCATCTCTAGGTAGGTAGTTGTATTGGATAGATACATTTGATATTTTCTTTCCATATTTTTCTGTTATTAGCTTCTGAGTTTCTTTCTCTAGCATGTATTCAATCTCACTCATGGTTTCGCCCCCTGTGGTTTGTCAGTTAAGTCTTTTAGTTTCTCGATTTCTTTTATCAGGTCATTTATTTGATTCTTAAATATCAGTACTGTGTCACCTCCTATCTTCTCCAATGTGAAGTAAGATGCCTGCTTATCGCATCTGATGATAATGTTTCCAACTACTGCTACATATTCGGTAGATGACATATCATCTTCTTCCTAGTTGTTTCATTGCTTCTTGATGAGCTAACTTAGATTCTACAGTAGATGCTAGCCTAGATAAATTAGCTACATGATTAATGATTTCTTTTGTTTCTTCGCTAGAAGGCCAAGGAGACATTTTTGATGATGGGGGCTTGTCATCGGTAGGGTGTGGCTTAAAATCTTTTTGGCAGGCTGATTTAATCCATCCTATGGGGTTACTTGGTCTAGCTATGAGACCCCTTAACATTTTTAGCTTCTCTGTAACTTTTAGGACTCCATGACTCATTATCAAATCCAGAGCGTCTGAGTCGGTCATCTTTATCGTCTGTAGTTCTTGCCTCAATCTCTTCTCATCTTCATTAAAAACAACAACAGGTTCTTCGATGGTTTTGACAGTCTTGCTGTTGTTGTTTCTATGTAACGGATCAATTAACGGATCAAGGGGTGTCATGGTGACACTACCCTGGTGTCGTGGTGACACTACCCGGGGTGTCATGGTGACACTACCTTTTTTTGAACTCACTACCACCTTTTTTAAGGGTTCACTACCACTTACTTTTGATAGAGATTCCAGCTTGGATACATTTATGCTATATAAGTTTGAAGTCGAAGTTAGGTTTTTACGAAACTGATGCTTTTTCTTCAAAATACATTTTTTTTCTAAAGTTGATATAGAGCGAATGATGGTGCTACGACTTAGTCCGGTATCTAATGAAAGGGTATTCATTGATGGATAAATGCCGTTACCGTCGTGACCGCCAAGATCAGCCATTCTTAGTAATATAGATTTTTCAGCTGATGTTAATACATTTCCACGAGCGGACCACACTAAACACATAACTTTAAGTGACATACAATTATCTCCAATACTAGGTCAAGCAGCTACTCTCGATAGAGTACTTGACAAAAGCTAATGAACTTGAGATAATTGCCTCGACTATCTATGACGTCCTTTTAAGTCGAGACGGATTATCTCGCATCCCACGAAGCCCTTGTGTAGCAGCAAGGGCTTTTTTGATACTACTCTTCAGTTAATTCTTTTTCAACGACTTCATATCTAAGCCCTTCAAAGATACCTTTTGACTTATTGAACTCTACTATCTGCTTTATACCCTCATTAACTAACCACATCGATGAGTACAGTCCCCATACGCGCGGAAGAGTTTTATTATAAGCCAACAGAACATAGTAAGCCTTCTTAGACATGGTCATGGACTTCCATCTGTAGTCGCCATGCTTTTTTTGATAAATTATTCTTACCGATTAATTCTCCAGTTATTGCATTGAAATTTAACTCGCACATTGGCATTACAGTTGTCTTCACTTCAACATTAGTTACAGTTTCTGACACTTTCTTCTTGAACCACTTCATTATTTCGCCCCCTTACAGTAAATATTTCCATTAATACGTCATTCAGATTCTGACAGTTGATGCTCTTCCCTAGCTGCACTAAGTGAACTCGCCAGCCAGACTCTATCTTTTCCAGCTCCAATATCTCCCCGTTGACCACTGCTAACATTTCCAGACCTCTTATCTTTTGCATGCAACATTCGCAATCTATCTGAGATTTCGTTAATCTTAGATAGCGTATCTACTAATCCCATAAATAATCCTTGCATGTATAAAAATATCATTGTATCATTGTATCTTAATACATTGATACATTTATAGGTAAATACATGGAACACCTTAAACATTTAGAATTGAAGCCCATTATTATAGCATTAATGAACCAAAAGGGGG